GCCTAAGGCCTATAAAGCCACCGCTTTTGATGGCAGTGAGGATATTATTCCAGCATCTCAAGTCTTCGGACAGGATTACGATGTAACCAAAAGCGATGCTTACTGGATTAGTGCTTGGATACTTGAAAAGAAAAGCATACAGTACTCCAACAAAAAGCAAGCGTGTTTCGATGAAAACGGAACCATGCTACCAACCTACCACGTAGAGCATCATACTCCAGAACGTAAACAACCAGTAAACACTCAACCCGATGCTACCCTTACTCGAACATCAAGTTAAAGCGAAAGAGCAGTTAATGCCCTTTAAGGTTGGTGCGCTGTTCATGGAACCTGGCACCGCCAAGACTAGAATTGCGGTTGAACTAGTTAAGCCAGCTAAGGCTGATTTGGTTGTTTGGGTTGGACCATTAAGAACAATTCGCCCAAAGGATGGCTTACCGTCAATTATTGACGAGGTAAACAAGTGGGGCGGCTTTGGCACTGAAACCATTTACACTGGAATTGAGAGCCTACAACAATCGGATAGAATATACTTGGAGCTGTATAATCGCATAAAGAATGCCATCAATCCATTTATAGTGGTTGACGAAAGTCTAACGATAAAGAATGCTGAAGCCAAGCGCACCAAGCGGATGATTGAACTAAGCAATATGGCCGAGTATAAATTGGTGCTGAACGGAACTCCGCTAAGCAAAAACCTACTCGATTTAAAGCCGCAAATGGATTTTCTTTCACAACGAATACTTAACATGAGCAATTCTGAGTTTAAGATCACATTCTGCAAGTACACCACCATTACCAAGTATTTTGGCAGCCATAAAGGCTACACCAAGGAGTTTATTACTGGCTACGAAAATATCGACTACTTATATTCGCTGATTCGCCACTACGTATTTGAGTGTGATTTAACGCTGGCCGTTAAGCAAGTTTACACTGATATTCCTTACACGCTCGACGATGAAAGTTATGACGAGTACCAGCGATTAAAGGAACTATATCTCGATGATGAAATGTTGCAGTGGAAGAATAACAACATCTTTTTGGAGATGACTCAGAAAATGCAACACGCATACTGCTGTACTCAGAATAAGTTTGAGGTGTTGGATAAACTTTTTAAGGAAATTGACGAGAGCAGAACAATTATTTACTGCAAGTACGTTGCAAGCCGCGAGGCATGTGAGCATTACTTTAAGAAGGCAACCGTGCTAAGCTACCAGAAGGAATCGCGAGGGTTAAACCTACAGCATCTTTGTAATACTGTTTACTTCGATAAGATTTGGGATTATGCACTACGAACCCAATCAAGCAGGCGAACGTTTCGCCAAGGTCAGGAATACGATTGCCGTTACTGGGATTTAACTGGAAACGTTGGTTTGGAATCGTTGATTGATAAGAACATTACCAAGAAAATTGGTATGGTGGAGTATTTTAAGGAAAAAACTAAAGAACAATTAAAGGAGGTGCTATGAAAAAGTTTAACCTAAATGAAGCAAAGCAGGGCAATTCTGTTGTTACAAAATCAGGAAAAGACGCAAAAATATTGTTGTTCGATAGGAATAATGCAAAATTTCCTTTGGTTGTAATAATCGAAAACAAAAATGTTGCCTATTACACCAACGATGGGAAATTCTACACAGATAAGGATAGTGAAAATGATTTAGCAATGAAGTAGCCATGAACGTTTACGAAGCAACTTTAAAAAGACTCGAAATAATATTCAGTGAGTTTGATAATATTTACGTGTCATTCTCTGGAGGCAAGGATAGCGGAGTGTTGCTAAATCTTTGCATTGATTACATCCGGAAAAACAATCTTAATATCAAACTCGGAGTATTCCATCTGGATTACGAGGCGCAGTACCAAATGACCACTGAGTATGTTGATAAAACTTTATCGGAAAACAGAGATATAATTGATGTTTACCGTTGCTGTGTGCCATTTAAGGTTACTACTTGTACTTCTATGCATCAAAACTTTTGGCGTCCGTGGGATCCTGATTTAAAAGATATTTGGGTTAGTAAAATGCCAACCGAGTGCTATACTAAGGATGATTTCGGTTTATACAAACCAAGCATGTGGGATTATGAGTTTCAGGATAGGTTTAGCCTTTGGATGCATCAGCGAAAAAAAGCGGGTAGAACTTGCTGTTTAGTTGGAATAAGAACACAGGAATCGCTTAACCGTTGGAGGGCTATTCACAGCGATAGAAATTATAATAATTACAATGGTTATTCCTGGACCAAAAAAATGTACGATAATGTTTTTAATGCCTATCCAATTTACGATTGGTTAACAACCGACATTTGGACTGCCAATGCTAGGTTTGGATGGACTTACAATAAACTTTACGACCTTTACTACAAGGCTGGATTACCTATTGAAAAGCAACGTGTAGCAAGTCCATTTTTATCGGCAGCACAGGAAACGCTAAAACTATACCGAGTTATTGAGCCGCATACTTGGGGGAAACTAATCAGCAGGGTTAACGGCGTAAACTTTACAGGGATTTACGGCGGAACTGTAGCAATGGGATATAATTCAATAAAACTACCCAAAGGCCATACTTGGGAGAGTTATATGTATTTTCTTTTAAGCACCTTGCCAGATGAAACAAGGGCTAGTTACTTAGAAAAACTATCAACCAGCATTAAGTTTTGGCGCGAACGAGGAGGATGTCTATCATCGGAAACTATTAAGAAGTTGAAGGATGCGGGTGTAAAAGTTGAAGTTCAGCAAACTTCAAACTACAAAACAACTAAACTACCTGTAAGAATGGAGTATATTGATGATATTGACATTGCTGAGTTTAAGGATATTCCAACCTATAAGCGAATGTGTATATCGATACTTAAGAACGACCATCTTTGCAAGTACATGGGATTCTCTTTGACTAAAACAGAGATGGCTAACCGCAAAAACATAATGGAAAAATATAGATCATTGTTATGAAAAGTCCAGTTTACAATGTACAGGCTGTACCAGTTGAAAAAATACAGGCCAACAGTTACAATCCAAATTCAGTTGCTCCACCCGAAATGAAACTCCTATACCAATCAATAAAGGAAGATGGCTACACTATGCCAATAGTTTGCTACTATATCTCTGATATTGATATGTACGAGATTGTTGATGGATTCCACCGATACTCAGTTATGAAACAGCACAAGGATATATACGACAGAGAGCAAGGTATGATGCCAGTTGTTGTCATTGAAAAGGATTTATCTAACCGTATGGCATCAACAATTCGCCATAACCGCGCAAGAGGTAGCCACGATATAGACTTAATGAGTAACATTGTTAGCGAGTTGGTTAAATCGGGCATGGGCGATGCTTGGATTATGAAGCATATCGGCATGGATGCCGACGAATTACTACGATTAAAGCAAGTTTCTGGTTTAGCGGAACTGTTTAAAAATAAAGAATTTTCTAACTCATTCGAAAACCTATGACAACAATTCACGAAGAAACATGGAAAGCATTAGTGCTTACTCTAAAGTATATTGCCGAGGATAAGGGAATAAGGCAGGAAACCATTGCGGAGCGCACAGGATTCACGCAGTCAAATATATCAAGAATATTTGCGCTAAAGTATTGCCCAACCCTGCAAACATTTCTATCCATAGCCACAGCCATCGAAATTAACTTCTTCTTCCAGGATAGAGAGGATAAATCGGAGCTAAACGTAATGTTCGAAAAGGCAATGACCGAACTTGGTAGACGACCTGATAAGTTACCAAAAAACTAACAATTTTGGTTAGGAAATTTTGAACTTGTATCCTTTAAATATTTTTCCTTTTTCAAAATTATCCTTCACCCAAATAGGCTTACTATTCCACCCGTCTATTGTTTTCTGGTTTTTCTCTAAGTAAGCCTTGGCGTCTTCTGGAATGTCAGTTATCTTTTCTGGCGCAATATCACTATCGTTCTCCAAGTTATCCATAAACCTATCCTTATCCATCAGAATAGGAGTTGCGTAGCATAAGCAGAACGGATGCCAACCGGTGAACTTAAAGTCCTTCGGGTAATTCCCCTTCATATGGTCACAGATATCTGCCCTAGGATGCGCACCGCTCAACCTGATTTCTATGCCTGTGATGAAGTTAAGTTGCCCCCAGCGCTCGTGATCAGCGTTACGGTATGACATATTGATCTCGATCACGGAAAGCCTTAGCGCATTCATATACGAGGAGCGGTAAACACCCTGCCCTGGGTGGTACTCCTTCATCGGTCTGCTGGGAACTAGGTTGCCATCCTTATCGCGAACCCTCCTGAATAGTTTCTCAGGTTCTTTTAGCAGCTGACGAATATCACGGCTCAACGTTGCGGCACTCCGACCCTGACCAATACCGCTCTCAAGGTAGAACTCCAGCTGCGTTTTGGCCTGCCTTGAGATATTCCAAACCCTGTCCGATACGGTAAATCCATTAATCTTGCGCTTGGAGAACTGCTCGAATGCCTCCATATTCCTGGCAAACATTCCCTCCTTTAATGCAGATGAAATGGCTAAACCCTTTATGTACGAGTTAACCAAATCATCATTCTTGGCGTTTGACACGCCCCAAGCCCATTGCTGGTTACTGCTA